CACCTTCTTCGTGAAACTTTCTTGATAACTTTCTGTATTCAACTCTTTCATCAAACCATTTTCTTAATAACGCTGGTAATAGTCCGTCTTTATCTGAACGGTACATTACACCATTTGTAGCAATTCCTATTTGTTCATTATCCATCATACGTTTTAATTCTGTTTCTGTATATCTATTCAATACATTTCCATCTTGAGTAAGTGAATATGTTTTTTTGTTATCTTTTTTCAAAAACTCTTCAGGATTCCAACCTTCTATCTTACCAAGTTTAGTTTCAGGTGAAATGTTTAACGACATAATACAAGACGGATACATTGATGTAATATCTAAATCATACACCCAATCGTGTTTACCTGATTGTGGTTCTTGTACATATGCACCTGCAAACTTTTCTATTTTAATACTCTTATCTCTCTTGGGTTTATTAGGAGCTATAATATTATTTTTTCTTAAATAAACTAAAATAGAACCTTCCAAATAACGAGAACTCATAAATACATCTTCATATGGAACATGACCTAAATGAGCCAAACCTCTCGCTATTTCAATAAAATCTAATTTATCATCTATCTTTTTAACTAATTTTACGTCTTGTAAGTTATANTCTACAAACTTATTTAAATCATTTTCATATAAATCATTAAGTGTACCTTCATAAGCAACTTTCTTTTCACCTACTTCATATTCACCAATAGCATCCAATCTATAAGAAGGTCGTTGACTAAATGTATACTTTTTATATAAAGCTAAATAATCTAAAATACTTACACCTGCTATTTTATATCTATTCTGAAAATCACTCCATTGAACAATATTAATAGGTGATAATAAATTAGCAACATTCTGTCCTACAATTTGACAAGCTCTATTATACAAATAAGGAACATCAAAAAATTCTACATTCCAACCAGTTAAAATAGTAGGTTGAATTTCCATATACTTTTTAAAAAATGCATTTAATAAATCGTATTCATCTTTAAATGATTCTATAATATCACCACTATTACTAGGTTCCAATTTATTAGATGGGTCTAATGTATAACAAAAATATTTTTCTAATATAGGATCATTAAAAGCTATTGAAGTTATTTTATTTTCAGCTTTTTCAATATTCGGAAATCCATCTGTAACTTCNACNTCAATNTCAAATATCATCACTTTATGTCCGATAGAANCTTCATCTGAACCTGTATAATTATCTACTAATACTCTTATCTCAGGATTAACATCAGATTCAAATAAATCTGGTTGATCTTTATCCCAATCAGAGACTCTTTTTAATTTATCACCGTACAAAGAAACATAATTACCAACTCTATTTTTTACATAGGCATACTTTTTGTAACGAAAAGTTTGATGACCAAACTTATCATCCCAAATATGCATTTTATTTATTCTTCTATCGTAATAGATGTTTTGATACATTTAGATTAGGAAATCCCTATCTGTCATATATGAATATACGAATAAAAAGCAATACAAGTCAAGCACTTTTTATTAATTCTCCAGGAATTTCACAACTTTCGTTGTTGCAGAACTTATCTACTTCAGCCTCTTCACCTTCAACTCCTACGAAACTTAAATGTCCAAGTTTTTTAACTTGTTTATTATATTCTTTTTCTGTAATAGCTTCATAAGGCATTTGTTTGTAAGCACCATAGTCATGTCTCGGTAATAATGATATACCCTTTAATTTATATTGAAAATAATTTAAAACGTGTGATAATTCATCTGCTTCTGTTTCTGGATTAAATGTAGCTGTACAACTTACTTGGTTATCTGCCCAATGTCGTTGTAAGAACGCGGCTAAACTGAATTGTTCCCAAATCGAAAGTTCAGCCGCAGTTCTTATACCCTCACCTACATCTACCGGTACTTCTACAACCATTGTAGAATCTTCTGAACCGAAGGCTGGTTCTAATTTATAACCTGCTTTCTTTAACGGTCCTATTAATTCTGAATGTTTGGATAATCTCATTCTACGTATATAAAATCTTGACTCAGGATAATGCATTCCTGGAGTTGCCCCTACTAATAATGAAACTGTTCCACTCGGTTTAACTGAAGTAGTTTTAATTGATTTAGGTATAGCGAACCAATCTGAATATTGTTTATCCCAATCTTGAATAACATCATATCCGTTTTCTAACCAATCTTTTAATTCTCCTAAACCGTGATTAGTAATGAACTGTGCAACTCCACTAACACTACACCCAATTCTTCTATTTCTTAACATTACTCTATTAGTATCAGGCCAATGTGTTTTACCTAATGTTACTGTTTTGGCGTACAAGTAAGCATATTTTAATGTACGAGCATAATCCTCAAATGAATCGTGATTGTTTGGAAATGTCTCTACTAAACAACACAACTCATATGATTCAAGTGTTTGTTCAAGACAAGGATTTCCACCAGCTGCTCTATGATCTTTATCATCACCACCGTTTTTCATACGAGAGTAGTATCTCATATTTTCTAACCACGCAAATCCAGGTTCACCGTTGTCTACAATTCTTTTACACACATCAGTATAATCCATACCTAATTCTGCAAAGATTGAATTATTTGATGTCCAACCATATTGTTCTCTATGTTTATTTACTTTATAATTTTTTAAATCTAAATATTCTTCTGAATTGGGGTCGCCAAATACAATTTCTGCTGTTCGTCTTACGTTACCTGCTACTACACATTTTCCTATAAGATTCATAATATCAACAATCGTTGTTACAGTTATTGGTTCTCCACTATTTTTCTCTAATACTTTTCTAATTTCTTCGTGTACTTCTTCTAATGGTTCAGGACCTGAACTCACTCCACCAAATCCCTTAATTGGAACTCCTGCTGGTCTAATCTTTGTATAGTCAAACTCAATTGGTGCCTGTCCATGAAAATAACTCTCTAATAATAGTTTAAGTGATTCTACCCAACCCTCACGAGTGTCTGGTATTTCAAAAGTTTGGTCATCTCTACTTTCATCTACACCCTTAACTACTATTTCACCTGCACCTTTTGTATCAAAACCAACTCCTACACCTAACATACTGGCATCCATTAAGAAACAGAATGGTTTTGAGTAATCTTCTTTAAGTGTGGAAGTAGATACGAATGCACAATTGTTAAGTGCAGCATATAACTTCTTTTCTTCAGTTATTGGAGTACCCATTGCCCATAATCCACGACCAGGTGGTAAGAACTTCATATTAAACATTCTATCATACATCTCTTGAGCTGAACGTTGAGCTTGCCAAGGGTTCCATCCAAGTTGATATTGATTAATCCACTTCATCTGCATGGTATAAGTTCCCTCTACAACTCTTTGGACGGTTTCCCACCATCTCTCATTTTTTCCGTTTTCTTTGATTCGAGAATATGTTCTCATATAAACCAATTCACCTAACCCATTAAAACCGAATGGTGGTCTTTTTCTTTTATATTTACTTATAAAATTTTCTGATAACTGAAATTTTTCCATTTAATAACACTCCGTCTTGATATTACTTAACCTACAACAAACATAAATATAATATATATACATCATTTACTCGAATCCTTCAACCTTTTTTTCCATATCCTTATATTTATTTGCCAACTCTTTTCTTAGAAACTCTTGACTATTATCCATCTTACTTTGAGTCTCCTTACCGAACTTACTACTACCTTCGTGTATCTTAATTACACCTATNTTAGTATTTATAGTTGATGGGTATGTAACACCATCTATACCAAATCTATTTTTTATAATATGAAACCTACCTGTATTAGCAATCTTATCTTCTACTTTTCTACTCATACTCATTACGAAATCTGAAGTCATAACTTTACTATAATCTTCAGCTACTTTATCAGCACCAATCACATCTTCTTCTAACGCTGAACGATTAGCTTGAGAAGCAGTCCATATGGGAATCTCTAGTTCACCGGCTAATCCTCTCAAATCTTCATAGATATTACCAATAGCATGTCTCTTTTCTCTAAAGTTTCCTGTAGGCATCAATATATCTGCGTAATCAACTAAAACAACATCAGGTTTCACACCACTCAACTCAATTTGTTTTAAATGTGATCCTATTGTTTGTACACCAGCAGCTTTTGTTGGAAAGTATTTAATTAATAACTTACCTGGTAATTTTGATATTTTAGATTTAACATCATCTTTATAGTATTTTATATTAGATGTTGTTACACCAGTAAAAATAGAATCATATCTTAAACCGACATAATTTTCATTTAACTCTAAAGTATAATGTACAACTGTTTTACTTTGTTTTAACGCTCCTGCACCTAAAGCTTGTAATGTCCAAGATTTACCTATACCAGCTGGAGCAACAATAACACCAAGTTCACCAGTTCCTAACCCACCGTCCATAATTTCATTTATTACATCCCACGGAGTTGGAGTTGTTGTTCTAGCTGATTCTTCAAGTCTTGACTCTAAAGAAGTAATATAATCGTGACCTAAATCTCGTGTTGTTCCCGCTTTCATAGCTTCATCAATAATAGACTTTATACCATCGTAATTCTGATTTTCTAATAAATCTACAGATTCTAAAATAGCACTTTTCAATGTTTGATTTTTACAAAAGTCTAATGTCTGAGTTTGTACAAATTCTAAATCTGTAGCTTCAATATTTTTCCAAACATCCCTAAGTTTATCTACAACACCAGATTTAAGTACATCATTATCTATTTCATCTATTTTATACTTTATAACTTCAAGTGTTGGTTGTTTTTTATATTCGTAGTAATAATCTTTTATTGTTTTAACTAACCATTTATTTGAGTCTGAATCAAACATGGATGAATTTAATATATCACTAATAGTTTGAATGAACTTTACATCTCGTAGTAAAGACGCTATAATCTTAGATTGAAATGATGTTCCGAATTGTATTAGTGTTTCACTCATGCGTTTTCTCTGCATAATGATTTAATTGGTTAAAATTAGTAAGTAACCAACTGTTAAGATTTGGAAGTGCTGTATATAACTTATCTTCTAAAAACATCTTTTGAAACTTATATTTTATTAACCTATTAATAGGTTCATTAACTCTTTCTACTATTTTCGTTTTTGTAGAACCTGAAATATCTACTTCTGATAATTGCATTAACTTATAATTCAATTCTATAACATCTTTTGATTCTGGTAATTCTGCAATAACCTCATCTATATTAACTATACGGTTCTCACTCAAAAATGGTAATTTTTTTTGGATTGTTTTCAACCCTAAACCTCTTACACCAGGTATGTTATCTGATTTATCACCATCTAATACTCTATACCAAATAAGGTTATGAGATGAAATACCAAATTCATCTAATACAGAATCTTCATCATACATTTTCTTTTTAGTCGGACTCCATATCTTAATTCTACCATTCGCTAACTGAAGAAAATCTTTATCAGTAGACATAACTGTAATTTTAGAATCAGTAAGAACTTGTCTGCATAGATAACCAATCGTATCATCTGCTTCAATGTTATCATAAGATAAAACAGTTACAGGTAAAGTATCTAAATACTCAACAACTCTCTGTATCTGCATAATCATATTCTGTTTCTCATCTTCAGGAGAAGCAAAATCATACGCACGATTTACTCTATACTTTGTTTTTCGTTTTGCTTTATATTCAGGATATAACTTCCTACGGCGGGTAGACCCACCCTTACCATCAAATACTATGATGACACGAGTAGGTCTAAACATATTTATAGTGTAACCAATACTTCTTAGAAAACCAACTATTCCACCAACGTGAATACCATCATCGTTAGTAGTCGGTATAACACTAAATACTCTTATGAAAGTATTTAGACCATCTATTATAAGTACTTTATCNTTAGGTTCGCCGCTATCTAAAGAGCCACCTTTCTTCTTGATTTCTTCAAGAATGGAAAGATATTTAGCATTACTCACTTAATTCCTCTTCAACAACCACATCGTCAATACCGAAATTCTTTTCATATTTTAGAATAACTTTATCACAAATTAAGTTGTAACAGTGCTCTCTGAAGTCTTTATCTTTAAGTTGTTCACCCCAATCTTTAGATTGAAATTTAAGTTCTTTACCCTTATGATTTTTCATAGTATACCACGCTCCACCTTGTTTCACTAAGTTATGTTCTTTCATAACTTTTAACCAACTACCATCGTCATCGATACCTGTTTCAAAATAAAGTTCAAAATCGGCATGTCTCATTGGAGGTCCAAGTCTATTTTTGATAACTTGAGCTCTCATTTTCATACCAATATTATTACTCTTTTTATCTTTAATTTGACCAAGATTTTTTAATCTGATACGTGTTGANGCNTGNAATGGTAATGCTTTACCACCACTTGTNGTCCAAGGGTCTCCGAACATAACTCCAAGTTTTTGTCTGAGTTGATTAGTGAATATTAAAGCTATCTTCTGTCTACCAATCATTTGAGTAATCTTTCTCATAGCTTTTGATAGTATGATTGCTTTAGATGTAGCCCAACCATCTTTATCNAACTCAGCTTCTAACTCTACTTTAGTTGTNGCAGCTGCTAGTGAATCTACAAGAATAGTTACTAACCTATCTTTATCTGATTCACGAACTTTAACAACAATCTCTTCAATAGCTGAAAAGATATCTTCTACTGTTTCTAAATGTAAATATAACATACTCTGTACATCTACACCTATAGAACTAAGAAACTCTGTACTAACGGCTGTTTCCGTGTCTATATATACCGCTACACCACCTTTTTTCTGAGTTTCAGCTAACGTATGAGCCCCAAGTAGTGATTTACCACTAGATTCCAATCCGTTAATTTCAGTAATTCTACCGACCGCAATACCACCGTTAGGTTTATTTGATATTGCTAAGTCTAGCATAGTAGAACCTGTAGATACAAAATCCTTTATATCAGTAGGTGTTGTATCTGTACCATCAAGGAAATATGCAACTTTCATATCCTTGAATTGTTTATTTAAGGTGTCGGCTAAGACACCAGCCAATTCATCTCGTGTTGACATAAAAATCTCCTATATAAATAGTGAGCAGTTAGGCATACAATAACAGCCAACTCTGTGCTTCAATCTGTAGACTGCTGCCCACTATAGTTTTTTTATTTAGTTATTAAATAAATCATCAAACGCATCTGATGTTTTCTTTGAATCATAAGATTTTGTTTTAGAAACAGTTTCTTTTGTTTCTTCTACTAAGTCTTCTTTACTTTCTGAATCTCCGTTAAGATATTCATTAAGAGCCTGAGTCAACTCATCATAAGAACGTTCCTGATAGATTTCAGTAATATTCTTTTGTGACTCTTTGATTGATTCAAGTACAGCTGCATCTTCTGTAATTGGAGTTTGATTTGGCTTCACTCTGATTGTCGTTGAGGGAAAGGATTTACCTGTTTCCTCAGCAGTTTTGAATTCTACAGCGACATCACGACCATTTACTGGGTCTGTAATATCACCATAGTCTGGGTCTGCGATAATGGATAACAGTTCTTGATAAACTGTCTTACCAAAACCCCAAAAACGAACACCTTCTTTTTCTTCACCACGAACCACGACTGGAGCAAAAGTTCTCATTTTTGCTTCAATCTTTTTACCTAAACGATAGTCATCTTTTGAACCTGTTGATTTGAGTTTTTGAGCAAACTCTTCCATTGGATCAGGTCTACCAAATGAAATTGGTGAAAGATAATTCTTATCACCTAAACCATAATGAAAGTATAATTCAATAAAAGGGTTATCTCTGTTGAACTTGTAAGGAACTATTCTGACAATCTGTGTACCTGGTTGAGGTTTCCAAAGATTAGAAGTTCTTGTGTTTGTTGTTTGAAGTTGATTAAGACGTTGCTTGATTGCATTTAAATCCATTTTTCATCTCCTATTTTTAATTAGTTAATTAGTATTTTTTAATCAAGTGTAACCTTGATACATAAATAAGTATAATCGATTTCTCGAAAATACAATTATTTTTTTTCTTTATCCCAAGTTTTTACATCTACTATGGTATAAATTCTTGTTGGTATTTTATTTAAGCCTTCTTCATTGGTAAGTAGTAATGAGTTCTTATAATTCTCCCATTCTATAGGAAATGTCTTATCTAACTTACCACCATTCAATTCACGAATTAAATCGTTTAGTGCATTTATAGTATAAAGTGTGTTTGTATTCTTCTTTCTATGAAGTGAAATAGTATCTGGAATACCTTGCATAAAATCTTCATCATATTCTACATTATATGTACATATTAGTTGATGATGGTCATTTTCATTCTGAAATACATAGATTTTATTAAACACAATATCATTGCATGCTATAATAATATCTACTGATTCATAGAATCTATTACGTTTAGTGAATGTGCAAAGTAGTTGTGTTCTCATTATTTTGTAACCTTATTCTTCATGCATTTCTGCAAATCCTTACCAAAGTTACCCATAACTGAATTATTACCAACTCCTTTAGTCC